GCATTCGCTCTTCTGTTTGCGGCAGGAGCTGTGAAGTCAACAGTTACATTTTCATCGGGAACATACGTTGAGTCTACATGTTGCATGTATGAGACTATGTCTTTTTCCCAAGCGTTTGGTTGCCATTTTAATACAGCCGCTAAATCTGGTAAACAATGATAAACAATGCTCTCTACATCTTTACCAGAATTTTTCCAATCAGAATTAGAAAATTCTTTCCAACCACTTGGCGCATAATAGTGGTTACCGCCAGTATTTGCAGTTCCAATTTCAGCGAATGTATTTGCTGCTGTTATCCCAGCCCAAGTTCCTTGACCAGTAAGTCTGACGAACGCATTCCTACCAACTTTCGCTTGTTGAACACCACTAGCATCACCACTAATTGCAATTGTTGTTCCAAGATTACCCAATGCAACATTATCTTCTATGATTATAAGTTTTGCTTGTTCGCTTGGGAATGACCCATTTGGATGCGCAGCAACTCCATATCCTGACAAATATCCACCGAAACCATTGGTGCCTCTGGTGAAATGTAACACTAAGTTTGATTTAATTATTCCAGTTTCTTCATTTCCAACACCAGTCCCAACGCCTTGTCCAAAAGCTCCAGGCGGAATCATATGATCGTCATGTAGTATTAAATTGTTTTCGATCAATCCATCTTTATATTTGTCTCTACTTGATTCGGAACCACCTTGCGTTAGTGCTTGATGGTTCCACAATAACGCATTGTTTCTTGCTGTTCCTTGCGTTCTCATTTGAATGCTGCTTCCGCCAGCACCTCTTGCGATGATATTTCCTTCCAGTTCAAGTTCAGTATATGACGACAAATATAGATTTCTATCAAACCAAGTTCTTGTTGGTTGAACGCCATTAGTTACAGAAGAAAAATCGCCAGCAGGTAATTCGCCTCTGGTCAAATTAGATGACACCCCAGCAGTCCATGTTGATGGATCTCTTGGGTTTTCTTTGTATCCACACATGTCAAAAATATTCTCAGACAACCAATGTTCGCTTTTTGGTGCACTAGTGCTGACGAAAAGACCTTGAACATGAGGATCCAAATTCGTCCCATCGCCCTTTGGGTAGGGGACTTGAAATGCTTCCGATGCGACGCATCTTCTTAAAATGTAAGAAGAAGGATTTGTTCCAGAACTCTGACAGGTTCCAAGTCCTCTTCCTTCAGAAAGAAGATCTTCCATGACAAAGGATTTGAAACTACCAAGAAGTTGCACGAAACCTCCTGTAGTTCCAGTGGTGTGTTCAAAATGTAAAGAGAAAAAATAGAAACAAGAAAAATTGAATGTCGTTCCACCGCCACCAGTAGTCCATAACTGATTTACTATGTTCATATTTGTAAACTTTGGTCTGGCTGTAGTAGTATTACCATATGCGCCAAATACTCTACTTGCATTTACAGTGGGTCCGCCGCGAAGACCAGGACCAACCAATACTCCTTTGGTTAATGTATTTGTTGAAACGTCAAATGTGTCCCCACGCTTGAACAATATCCAATCAGGATTACCAGATTGAGTAACTGGAGAGCAACGAGCTGCAACATATGATGAATTAAATGTTGCATGGGCATAAATTGGACCGATTGGATTTGTTGGGTCTGGTCCAATTACAGGGTCTGATGGCAGATAATAGCTTCTACCATATTGATTGTTATTAGCAGTTGTGTCGTTACCTTCGGTTGTGGATTGATAAACAATTCTAGAAGTTGTTGCTAAAAATTGTTTTTGATCCAACCAACCATTGTTATCGAATTCTAATCCTCTAACTATTTTTGTCATGTTAAACCCTCACTTTAAATATCTGAACCTTCTAAAATAACTTCAGTAAATCCATAGTCACTATTCACATTGGCGCTCAATGGATCTGGAACAACTGATTGATAAACGTATTGCGTATTTGCAATATCATAATCGTATGTGTTAGCAACAGCTTTCCGAATGATTTTCGCAGTTGAATCTTCAGTTGCAAAGAAAAATGTTTTCATTGTAAATCTTAAAGTCCAAATCAATATTCTTGTTGTTGTATCTGGACCTTCGTATTCTGGGTTATAATCAATTGAATCTAATTGAACAGGAACATCTAATGCAATATCATAGCCATCAAGGTAATTTAATGTCATTACATAATCTGGTGCGAAAAACGGAAGGATCTGTTCAACGATTTGCGTTCCATCTTCAACGTTCCGCACATAGATGTTCAATTCAAATCCTATACTATAAGGAACAGGACCATAAACTTTGGATACAGTATTCTCATCATTTGCGTTCACTTTGGTTACTGTATTGAACTTTGATAGTTTTCTTGAAGAATCATAGGAAAGAGAAGTCATTTCAAATGACATTCTTGGTAACTGAATCTGAGTTGCTTTTGCTAATTCAGGTTCTGAAAACAGTCTTGAGACAAAATTTTCTTTTCCAGAATATGACACTGGTACTGTTTGCCTTCCATGTTCTTCAGTACCATCTTTACTATACTTTAACAAGGTAATGTTATTGAATAGATTTCCAAAAGCAACAACATTCTTTCTTATGATTCTGTGATAGAAATGATTAGTGCTAAACATTATAGTTCACCGAATGGATTGCTTTCTGAGAAATCTATAATGCTTGATGCTTCTGTTTCAATTTGCCTATTGTTATCAATTAAATCTGAAACATTGTCGATCTCATCAACACTCAGCATAGTATATGCTGCGTTCGTTGTTACACCACGAATAACAGTATTCACTGCAAATTCTCCAGTAATGCTTCGAAGATCAAGTTTCAACGTTGGCTTATCCCAAGCTGTAACTTCAGCTGTTGCTGTAGCATTCGCATAACTATTTCCTTGATACACAATTTCATTTGTTTGATACGTCAATGTTCCACCACTTTGCATTGAGAATCTATATGAAGAAGCATTCAGTGTTTGCATATCATCAACTTCTGTCCAACCAGTTTCCATATTGTCATTATTAAATCTAAAGAACTCACAATTAAGTTTGAAACCATAGAAATTATTTTTACCAAACGTGAAGAAGAAATGCTCTTCCTCAACGAATTTAATTTCAAAGAGAGATTGAAAATTCTTGAGCCAAAGTAAATCGCCTTCGCGTGGTCTTGGATAATCAGCGATAGGAATGACTTTCTTATATGCCCTGTGTGGTAGAATGAAGCTGACTTCCTTTCTGACTTCCAATCCAAATTTACTGAAAAACTCTCCACCATCAAACCCATCAACATTGTTAATGTAAACTTCCATTGGGTATGCTGCGCTAAACTTTTTGGTTGGGTCGTCGCCAAACAATAAGTCAATCTCAGAATCTGAATCTCTAGGAATATAATATGAATCTATTCCGTAGATCTTTACAACTTCTCCGATTAAATCTTCATAGAGAAGTTGTTCAGGTCTTGAATTAAAGTTATTGAAGTAATTGCTTGTTGCCATTATCCAACCAAGAAGCCAGGTGGCTCTTCATGAACTTCACGCAAATCTTCTTCGAGTTCTTTTATTTCTTCTACAGCTTCATCATAGATCTGTTGACCATTCATCATAATACCACCAGGCAATTGAACGCCTGTAAATTTCTTGAGATTATTTCCCCACTGACGCTTAAACAATGCAGTGGTGTATCTCTGAAGCCATGTTTCACTCCAGAACTCGGACGAGTTCTCAACGTCTAATGTTTGATAGCATTCAAATACCAAATACTTTCCTACAGCTGCTTGCTTTTCCCAATTGAAATCAATAAAAATTTTATTGTTTCTGCGATTGAACCGAATTGGCGTTTCACCAACCAGAATCATCTCCAATGTTCTGAGGTGTGATCGCACCATCGTGTAATAGAGATAATCAGCAGAACTGAAATCATAAAGTTCATTCAATCTAAGTTGATAGTTCAAATCGAAAATGTTGAAGTCGCTACCAGTATAAATTGAATCGCTTTGAAGCGGAAATATACGAGTCACGCCAATGATTGAATCGGGGCATGTAATATACTTATTCGTAACATCATTGGCAGTGACTTGGTGTTTATAATAGACTAGATTAGTTCCATCAGTGTGATATGACTGAAACTTCGATATTGCATCATCTAGTCTATCTTCAAGCTGATCTTCGTCGACGTTGATCTCAATAACAGGAAATCCAAGTGCACGTAAACAGTAATCTTTAAGTGTAGTTCTGTTTGTTGGTTTTGCCATGTTATTCTCTGAAACTAACCTCTATTTATTAGATCAAACAATTTCAATTCTACCGCATCTAGTCTATCTTTCAATGTATTGTTTTCTCTGATCAATTCTTTAATTGCTTCTACAAGTAAAGGAGTAGTTTTTTCGTATTGAATTGTATAGTATTCACCGTTTGCGACAGCCGATGGTCTTACAGCTTCTTCAAGAGAAATCATCATTTCTTGAGCGGATAAACCAACATACTGTACGCTACTATCTAGACCAAATTCAGCAGCCTTTTCATTAAATTTGAAGAAGAAACCATTCAGTTTTGATATTCTTTCAAGAGGTTTATCAATATTGCCAAGTTTATTCTTCAATCTATCGTCAGAAGCGAATGCGGTAATATCGCCAGGAGTGGAAATATTTCCAGATGATGGAATAACCGTAATTGCAACCGCAGAAACTCTCGCCCTTATTTCTCGAGAACCAGTTCCTTCAGCAAATAGCAAATATTGGGTTGTTGCTGTTGTGCTATCTACTACATTTATAGTCCCACCAGCACCACCAGCTGCTCCTTGAGCGCCTTGTGGTCCTGATGGTCCTGATGCTCCTTGAACTCCTGGTGCCCCTTGCGAACCAATAGCGCCAGGTTGACCTAAAGTTCCCGATGGTCCTTGTGGTCCTTGACCGCCTTGGACTCCAGAGACTCCTGATGCTCCTGATGGTCCTTGAGGTCCCTGAACTCCAGAGACTCCAGATGCTCCTGATGGTCCTTGAGGTCCTTGACGTCCTTGGGCACCAGAAATTCCTGATGCTCCTTGTGGTCCTTGAGGACCCTGGAATCCAGAGACTCCAGATGCTCCTGAAGGACCTTGAGGACCCTGAACTCCAGAGACTCCAGATGCTCCTGACGGTCCTTGAGGTCCCTGGACTCCCGAGACACCTGATGCTCCTGACGGTCCTTGAGGACCTTGAACTCCCGAGACACCTGATGCTCCTGAAGGTCCTTGTGGTCCCTGACGTCCTTGAGCGCCAGAAATTCCTGATGCTC